ACAACGGAAATTGTTGGCGTTCCTGCGGGAGTTATTGGAACTGCACAAAAAGGGCCCGCTTTTGTTCCTGTTACAGTCGGGTCATTTTTAGATTTTGAGAATAAATTTGGGTCTCTTGATCCAGAAAAATTTGGAACTTATGCGGTTAATGAGTGGCTTAAAAACAGAACAGCACTTACTTACGTAAGAGTTTTGGGTGCGGGTGCGAATAGCACGACTACAGATATATCAAACACACAGACAGCTGGAACTGTTAAAAATGCAGGATTTAAATTGTCAGGATCTAGATCTGATTCTGACAATAGGTACGATGGCGTCGTCCAGTTTCTTGTTGCTAAACACGATCCTCAAGCAAACGAACAGTATGGGATGCCTCTCTTTACTGACAATAGCTCGGTTGATGCATCAGGTGATGTACATCTCATAAGAGCAATGCTTATGACACCTAGTGGCTCGAGATTCGAGGTTTTAGATCATAATGGATTTTATGCAGGAACTTCTACGTCAGATGATACTGCCAAGATAAGATCATACGACGGAACTACAGAACAAGGGATATTTAAGCTTGTTCTTTCTTCAGCAGCAGGCTCTAACTTTTCGAGTGATGAGACATTTTCAGGTATTAAAATTTATACTGCTTCTCTTAATCCAGACAGCAAACACTATGTAGCCAAAATTTTAAATACAAACCCAGATAGATTTAACGAGTCGCAACACTTTTTATATTCACACTTTCCAGTAGAAGATGAGCTTGCAAGAGTTAAACATGATGCTGCAGCTGCTACTGTTGCAATACTTTCAGGATCAGATAAGACTCATGCAGGTGCAGGAGGAAATGGAACGACATACACAGAGCTTTTTGGATCTTTTAATACTAGATACCAGACAGCTAAGTCAACTTCTTTTATATCACAACCTTTTGGAGAAATAGAGTACGATCTGTTTCACTTTGAAGCTTTAGACGATGGAACAGCAGGTAACAGAAAAGTTAAAGTATCAATTTCAAACCTTAGAAAGTCTACAAATATAAAAGATCCTTACGGAACGTTTACAGTTCTTGTAAGAGATTTTTATGATACTGATACTGATCTTAAGATTTTAGAACAATACTCGCAGTGCACTCTAAATCCTGCAGATGAAAATTATGTTGGGACAAAGATTGGAGACTTGAAGGCGTACTATAATTTTGATGCAGAGACAGACTCTGAAAGAAGACTTAACGTTGACGGAAAAAGACCTATTAGATCTTCTTATGTTAGAATTGTAATGCATCCTGATGTTGAAGATAGAAAAATTCCGGCGGGATGTCTTCCTTTTGGATTCAGAGGTCTTCCCGTTGTTAAAACTACAAATTCTTTGACTGATAATACTTCTATTTTATCAGAATGCGTTTTAAATACAGAAAATACTACTCGTCTTTCTTTGGTAGGCACCGGCGCTGAATTGTCTCTTACGGGCTCAATTTTTCCTCCTGTACCTTTAAGATTTAAAGCAACAAGAGGCGCTGTTTCTTCTTCGCCTGGGTTTACGGGTGCTCCTGGCTCTCTAGAGCTAGCTGATTCAAGATATTTCTTTGGAATTAAATTTGAAAGAGTTCCAGCAGAAGGAGATGTCACTAATGCTGTTCTCAAAGCTAACGGCAGCGGAGAGCACAATTATCTTTTGAGCAACTATTCACAGCTTCTTGGTATTTCTAAGCTCGATGTTTTAGTTACCGGATCTGGCGCTGACGCTTTTAATGATAATAAGTTTACATTGGCAAAAGTGGCACTTTACCATCAGCCTTCAGCAGGCCAGACACCAAATACGATAATGGGTGCTTTAACAGGCTCAGTTTCAGAGCACATGCTAGAAGCAGCCTATATTAGAAATGGTGTGCTTAATAAACCTCAGTATACAATCACAGATGACGTAGGATCAAGAACAAGAATGACGTTTGGAACTATTGCCGCAGCTACCTCGTCAGTTGTTTTCAATAGATTTACAGACTACATGAAGTTTACTAACATGCTGTACGGTGGTTTTGATGGATTTAACGTTCTCGATAGAGATCAAAGAAAAATGAATGACAAGGCTTCTTCTGTCGATTCGGGTGGAAAAGCAGCAGGAGATGACAAAGGGTACATAGGTCTTTCAGTAAGTTCATCACCAGGCGCTGGAAAAGACAATAATATAATAAATTCTTACAGGACAGGGATTAAGATTCTTACCGATCCTTTCGCATCTAGAGTCAATATTGTCACAATTCCAGGAATAAGAGACAGCTATGTAACAGACTTTGCCATCGAAAAGACAAAAGAGTACAGCAAAGCTATCTATTTAATGGATATGCCTGCATACGACGATAGTTTAAATAGACTTTACGATGATGCAACAACACGTCCTCATGTAAGAAAAACAGTTGAACAATTTGAATCAAGAGCACTTGACAGCAATTATTCAGCTACATATTTCCCAGATGTTATTATAGAAGATGAGCAAACAACAGAAGCTGTTAACGTTCCTCCTTCAGTTGTTGCTCTGGGCGCATTAGGTTACAATGATAGAATATCTTTCCCATGGTTTGCTCCAGCAGGCTTCAATAGAGGTTCTTTGGATACTGTGCTAAACACTGAGGTAAGACTTACTGCTGAAGATAGAAATATTTTGTACGAGGCGCGTATTAATCCTATCGCAAACTTTCCTGACGGTGGTTTTGTAATATTTGGACAAAAGACACTTCAGCAAGCAAAATCTTCACTAGACAGAGTCAATGTTAGAAGAATGTTGCTAGAAGTAAAGAGGATAGTTTCAGATATTGCAAACGGATTAATCTTTGAACAAAACACACCTCAAACTCGAGCAAGATTCTTATCACTCGTCAAGCCTAAGCTTGCTTCAATTCAAGGAAATCAAGGCATTGATAGTTTTAATGTTATCATGGATTCTTCAAACAATTCCAACGAAGACATTGAACAAAATAGACTTAATGGAAAAATTGTTGTTGTCCCAACAAGAGCTGTAGAATTTATTGCAATTGATTTCATTATTACAAATTCAGGCGTGAGTTTTGAATAATTATAAAGGATACATGGAGAATAAAACATGGCAGAATTAACAGGAAAATCAGCAGGCGTCGGTACTAGAGAGATTGACCTATCAGGACCTATACCCACTGGGCCTGCTGGCGTCCCCGCTGGAATTATAGGAACTTCTAATGAAGGGCCTGCTTATGTCCCTCTCACTTTTGCAACTTATGGGCAGTATAAAGCTACTTACGGATCTTCAGATGGTTTAAAGTATGGACCTATTGCAGCTAGTGAGTGGCTTAAGAGTGCTCAAGCTCTGACTTATGTTAGAGTTTTAGGCATCGGAGACGGTAAAAAAAGATCTTCTTCTACAGGAAATGTTACTCGTGCAGGATTTGTTGTCGGAGAAAAACAAGTACAAGCTGATGGAATTGTAGGGCACAACCCCTATGCTAATATCGGCGGAGAACCTGGAAGAACTTATTTCTTAGGCTGCTTCATGTCAGAATCAAATGGTTCGACAATATTTAGTTCTCCGGAAATACAAAATGCAACCAATTCTGTTCCAATTCTTCGTGGGGTAATTCTTGCTGCGTCTGGCGTTGTTTTGTCACTTAGCGGAGCAAAAGGTGTAACGAATACAGCACCCGACGCAGCCGCTGTTTCTTCTACTGTTCGTGGATACACAACTGGATCCGTCGTGTTAAGCTCAGGAGGCAGTGATTTTGTTCTCTTTATGAATGGTTATAAAGCCACAACGTCTAATCCTTCTGCAATTACAGCTTCTTTTGATATGCATTCGCCCAATTATTTTCCAAATGTTTTAAATACAGATCCTTTGAAGCTCGAACAGAAAGGTCACGTATTATACGGGAAGTACGATGTTCATCCAGCATTGGCTGAAGTTACTGGTGCTGGAACTACAACTCCTGGAACCGGTTATCCAGAGCAGGCTGCATTCATACTTACGTCTTCTATTGGAAGAAATACTGCATCCGGAAACGTTCCTGTCTATGAATCATTTCAAGATAGATTTAGCAATGCTTCTTCACCATATGTAATTTCACAAAAGTTTGGTGCTGCGCCTTACAACCTATTTAAACTTGAAACACTTTCAGACGGCGCTGGTGTTTCTCATAAATTTAAGTTTTCTATACAGAACATTGTTAAATCAACATCTGCAACTGATAAGTTTGGAACTTTTGATTTAGTTTTAAGAGATTTTTATGATTCTGATGATGAGAAAAAAGCTCTAATAACTTTTAGTGGGCTTTCTTTGGATCACTCTTCGCCAAGATTTATCGGAAGAGTTATAGGAGATAAAAAGATTTTCTTTAACTTTGATACTGATAATGAATCTCAAAAAATTGTCGTTGAAGGATCACATAATGTTACAAATAACTATGTTAGAGTTATTCTTTCTGATGAGTTAAAGAATAAAGAAGTTCCTGATGAAGCACTTCCAGTTGGATTTAGAGGTCCTAGACACCTCTTAACATCCGGATCTTTGTTAGCTAGTCCTGTCGTCGGAAGTGACTTGGTAATAAGTGACATGCACAGAAGAATAAGAGAACCTGCTGTGCCTTTCAGAGAGACAATTTCTCAAGGCACTGGATTTACAAAACGCGTGGATGTCAATTTACACTGGGGAATTCAAACCAATATTAAAACATCAGCTACAAAACCAAATCTTGTATCTGCCTTTGATACGACTTTTGAAACTATTTCAAAGTATTTTCCGACGCACAGAAAAGATTCTTTCAATTTTTCAGAAGGTGACAACGCCGGAGTCGCTGATGCTTTAGGGACTATTAGAGACTCAGATAGATTCAATCACAATAAGTTTACACTTGAAAATATTCAAGTAAGAACAGGATCTTCTGGTTTGGCTGATCCGGATCAGTGGCTTAGCGCATCATACGTCAGAAATGGAGTGATTGCTGTTAATGCAACTAACAAGACAAGAGGATTAACTATGGATGACTTCGGTGTGGTATCTAATAGAAAATTCTTGAAGTTTACAGTTCCGTTACAGGGTGGTTTTGACGGTGTTAATATCTTTAACAAAGACCAACGAGACTTAGAAAATAACGCTGCTAAGAGAGAAATTGACGATGAACTAAATCAAGGAGGAACATCTGGGCCTACAATTTCAGCTTATAGAAAAGCTTTGGATATAATGGGTTCTACTTCTGACGTTGATATTCAACTTCTTTCAATTCCTGGAATTAGACATGAAGCAGTTTCTGATTATGCTATTTCAACAGTTGAAAATAGATTTGATGCGATGCTTATCACAGATATTGAAGAAAGAGATCAGTTCAACACTGTTATTACTTCATCTGCACAGAAGCCACACGTTGCAAACACAGTTACAGCCTTCAAGAATAGAATTTTAGACTCTTCTTTTGCAGCAGCTTATTTTCCAGACGTAACTGTTGAAGACCCAGATACACGTGGTCTGGTAACAGTTCCTCCATCAGTTGTCACAATAGGTGCTTATGCACTTAATGATAAAATAGGTCATCCTTGGTTTGCTCCTGCTGGATTTACTAGAGGCGCACTTAGAACTGTTGAATCAACAAGTGTTAGACTCAATAGAACAAATCTAGATGATCTATATGATGCAGACATCAATCCTTTGGCTCAATATCCAGGTAAGCCACTTGCTGTGTGGGGCCAAAAGACGCTAATGGCAAACGCATCTGCTCTTGACAGAGTAAATGTTAGAAGGCTATTAATCGATGTTAGAAGAAAAGTTAGAAATATTGCTAATACTCTTCTATTTGAGCCTAACAGAAGCGAGACATTAGAGAAATTCTCTAACTTAGTCAATCCGATCTTGCAATCTGTACAAGATGCACAAGGTGTTGATAGATTCAAGGTTATCATTGACACCACAACAACGACGCAGGCTGACGTTGAAAATAACACAATTAGGGGCAAGATCTATTTGCAGCCTACAAGAGCAGTAGAATTTGTTGCTCTCGACTTTGTTGTCACAAATGCTGGAACAACTGTCTAGTAAGAACTATATATTATAACAGGAGAATTAAATGGCAGAGACACTATCAGTCACAGATATGCTTCCCAATAAGTTTGAACCTAAAAGAAATTATCGGTGGGTTCTTGCAATTGAGGGTATTGACTCTTTCTTGGTAACGTCAGCAAATAGACCCAATGTAAACATTGGTGAAAAGAAGATTGAGTACATCAACAGCTACAGAAGAGTTGCAAGTAAACTTGAATTTCAAAATTTATCTATTAAGCTTCACGATCCAATTGCTCCTTCAGGCGCACAGCAAATGATGGAGTGGATTAGAACACATTACGAGTCTGTATCCGGTCGTGCTGGTTATGCTGATTTTTACAAACGTGACATTCAGCTTAAGATGCTTGATCCAATTGGTACAGTTATTGAACTTTGGGACATCAAAGGCGCGTTTTTAACAAGTGTCAACTTTAATACACTCGACTATACAAGTGATGACATCATGTACATAGACGCTACAATTAGCTTTGACAACTGTGTACTTCAGTTCTGATTTAAAATAAGTTTTACTCGAAAATTAAACAACCGTATACTTAATACGGTTGTTTTTTTATGGAGTAAATATGTCAAATCAAGAAGTTACACCTGATCATGGTCAGATTATGCGTCAAAATGTTATGAAAGATGAGTTTGGTTGGGAAGTCCCTATTGAGTCTATTCCTATCCCTACTAAAGGTGTCATATATGATCCTAATAGCACACTTTATAATACTTCGACTCTTCAAATAAGATCAATGACTGCTAGAGAAGAAGATATTTTAGCTTCTCCTGCTTTTCACAAAGAAGGCACAGCACTCACACATCTTATTCAGTCATGTCTTATTGATAAGTCTGTAAATTGTGAAGAAATGATTAGCGGCGACAGAATGGCATTGATGATTGGTATTAGAGTCACGGGTTATGGTCCTGAATATCATGCATCGAGTAATTGTCAATCTTGCGGAAAAAATAATGATTTTGTTGTGGACTTGACAACAATCCCTATTAAAAGATTAAGCATAACTCCGATTGAAGCCGGAAAAAATGAATTTCAGTTTACACTTCCTGTGACAAAGAAAAAAGTGAATTTTAAGTATGTTACTGCAAAAGAAGAAAGAGAGAAAAATATAGCATCAAGAAATATTCAAAAAGTAACCGGTTCTTCTATTTCTAACATTATTACTTCCTTTTTAGAAAATTCAATTGTATCTGTAGATGATGTTAGAGATAGAATGAAAATTAAACACTTTGTTATGAACATGCCTGCTTTTGATTCCAAAGCATTAAGAAAGTTTATTTTAGAAAATGAGCCGGGCATGGATATGAAAAGATCATTTGAGTGTAAGAATTGTGGGCATCACAATGAGACAACAATGCCCATGACGTCAGAGTTTTTTTGGCCCACTAAATAACTGGAGAGAAGCATTCCTGGAAGAATGCTTTTTGCTTCAGATGCACCTGAATATGAGTTATTCAGACGTGCAAAAACTCCCGGTGAGATACCGTCACTGGTTTATAAAACGCTTGTCTAAGCATTTTGATCAAAGAAACAAGCAGTTTGCACCTGAAAAACAATCAGAAAAATTTGCTCCCTTGTCAAGAATAGAAGAAATTATAAATAAAAAAATGGAATGAGATATTTATTAAGGGAGTAACACTATGCCATTGACGCCACAAGAAATTGCTCAAATAACAAATGCAGTAACAGCGGGCATTACGTCTGGATTTAGTAGTGCTACTTTGAATATTAATAGTGCTGCTGTAACAAGTATTGAAACAGCAATTCAAAACGGTTTTACTGCAGCTGTTCAATCATTAAATTCAAACTCTGGTGGTGTATCGCCTCCAGCGCCGGGCGCCGGAAGCGGAGGTTCTGGTGGCGGCTCAGGCGGCGCCGGAGGCGCCGGAGGCGGCGGAGGTGGCGGTAGTGCCGGTGGAGGCGGCGGACCGGCTGGAGGCGGCACCGGAAGCGGAATAAACACATCACAGCTTACATTGCAGAGTTCAATTTTAAACACTGTGGTAGAGGCCGCTGATGCTACTACACAGGCTTTCGGCACGCTAAATGATAGCATAGCTAGATATAGTAATACTTCTACGCAAGAAATGGTTAGAAACTTACAAGGCCAGCTCGGAATTATTACAAGATCAAACGAAACTTTAACTCAAGCAATTAAAAGAACTGAAAATTTAGGCGCTCGAGCCATAGCAAATTCTGTTATTGCATATAGAGAGAATATGGCAGAATTTCAAGAGTTTGAAGGTTTGAAAAACGGTCAAGCTCAGCAAATAATGGAGGATATAGCAAAAGATTTTGGAGATACCAGCATCAACTTGTTGCACCAGTCTGATGAAAATATGCTAAAATATTCAGCGATCTTTAAAGACTCTATGAAGATGCAATCTGAAGAAGTTTCGCAATTAATAGCTGTTGGATTTGCTGAAACAGGTGAGGCTTCTACTGCTATCTTAGATGAGATTGCAAATCAAGCAAGAGTCGTAGGTGACGCCGTGGGCATTCCCTTTGTTCAGATGGGTGAAGGTATTAGACAAGTTATGACAGACATGAATACCTTTACTGGAATTACTGTTAAATCTGCTGCAAATGTTGTTGCTAGTTTAAACCAGATGGGATTATCAGTATCAGATTTTTCACGTATGTTAACACCCTTTAGAGACTTTGACACTTCTGTTGATAAAATAGGACAATTTTCTGCAGTCTTTGGTGTACAAATGGATGCCATGGAAATGATGGCACTAGCTAACGAAAATGAAGAAGAGTTTTTGCATAGGCTTAGAAATCAGCTTCTCGATCAAGGTGTAGATATGGAAAACATGTCTAACACAAGACAAAGAGCACTTGCAAATATGCTAAACATGGATGTTCAGCAAGCTAAGATGTTTTTGCAAACAGGACAAAAGGTAACGTCTCTAGAAGATCTAAGAGAAAGAAACAGAGAAGCGGCTACAAGAGACACAGCAGATGCACTAGCAGCTCTTAATACAACTCTCGTGAGAATAGACTCAACCATGGCTGAGCAGAAAAAAATGCGTCAAGAAATGAGAGATATGGACACAGCGGGTTCTATGAGAGCCATGTCGCTGCATGCTGCGAATTTTCAAACTTCATTAAGCAAAGCATATGATAACTCTGGTGCTATGCTTGGGCACATTAAAGAAATAAATCAAGAATTTACTAACTTAACAACAGGATTTACAACCGCCGGAATTGACTTTGGTAATGCTCTCTTAAACGACGCATCTTTGTCAGAAGCTTGGGATACAGCTACAGTAAACTACCAGGCCGGAGCATCGAATTTAGCATCTATTGCAGATCAGTCAAATAGAGATCTTTTTAGATCAATTGCTGAATCTGCACATAATAGAGCAGTTGAGGAAGGAGCAGCACCTCAATCTTGGCCCAGAATGTTTAGAGCAATTGCTAGAGCGCTTGGAAGCAGTGATCACGGTGGTGATGAAATTATGGCTCATTATGTCTCTGATATTGAAAGATTTGGAAGCACTATTTCTGAACATGTTGGTATTGCTATGAAAAATATAGCTGCAGCTGTTGACAAAGAAGGAATTAAAACTAGCTTTGCAGATGCTATGAGCATTGTAAACACCGAAATTCAAGATATGGCGGGTGAAGTTAACAGCCTAGCAGATCAAATTGTACTTCCTGGGGCACCTTTGCAACTAAATTTAGCCACACCTGCAGAAGAAGCATCCCGAGACTATCAACAGTTTATTGTCTCAATACAAGATTTAATTGATAAGATTGATAATTCACCACCAGAAATAAAAGTAGAAATCGATATTGAGAAGTTGAAAGAAGCACTTTCCAATTCGATAGAAGAAGGCTTTAATAATGCAGACTATAAGTTTAACTTAAAAATTAGTGAACTGCAATTTGCTCAAATCTTAAAGAGAACAAAAGATATAACTGGCGCAGGTATTCAGCTTACTGGAGGTATGTTTTGAAAAAAAGTAGAGACGTAGTTGACGAAATTGTTTTTGCAAAAAATCAACTTACTGAGGGCTTGAGTAGTGATGAAAAAAAAGAAGTTGATATGTATTTTGAAGAAATTATAAAAGAATTTGAACCCATGATAGAAATATTTGACAAGATTTTATCAGAAGAAAAAATTCTTCAAAATATAACAAACATCATCAAAGAGCACGCGTCGGAAGAAAAATGGTCAGAAAAAATGTCAGATATGTTCAAAGAATTGGAATAAACAATGTCTAGAGAAACACTTAAAGATTTTTTATCAGAAAATGGATTTGCAGGCGTTGATGCTATTCAGTATACTCTAAATGAAGATGCGAATGATTTAGGTAAAGATACACATACGGGTGAAGATCTAATAGGTAGTTCGGGTATTATAGGCGACTTTTTAAAATATGTAGCTGAAAACCGTGGTAATTTTTATGAGTTTGAAGGTGGCAATGCAACCAATACCACAGCAGGAAAAAGAGGAGATGTCCTCTATTCACCTGATCAATTTATATCTTCTGCTCCTTTTATTATCCAGGGAAGTATACTAGCAGGAGAATTAGAAAAGTATAGTAATAGTAGATATTTTGACGACCCAGACACAGGAACAGCAACCGAACCGGTGGATGAGCTTAATACAATTATTAACAAAGTTGATGGATCAGTTGCAGTAGGGTCAGAACCTACAGGACCTCGAACAGCAAACAATCTTTTGAAAGATGTTGTAGTTCCTGTTGAAAGTGATGATCCAGAAGACTTTGTTGTTCAAGCTAGCGTAGCAGCACTTAAAAGAAATAGTAGATTTAATATGGACGATGAGTTCTATCAAAATGTTGATTCGTTAGACACAAGCGAAAACTATCAGTTTGTAAGAGATGATACTGACTATTATACTTCTTTCGAAAAATTAAAAGATGCAGGTGCATCTCTTTTGTTAAAAGCAACCGGATATGACACTACACCAGGACCGAGAAACGAAGAGGGATTTGTTAGCAATTTAGAGAAATCAATTTTAGAAAAGGATAATTCTATAGTTGTAGATCAAGAAACTTCTGTTGCAATGCCTAGTTCTATTCCGGGAGAAGAAGTTCCTAAACTAACAGCAGAATCTCTTAGAAGTAGAAATGCAACTGGTGTTCCTAATAATTGGATTTTTTCATCTAGAATAAACAAGGGATCGATTGCTGGAGACAGACCTTCTTTTGGTGTAACCTATAATCAAGCTCTTAAATTTGAAGATACTACACCTACACATAAAATTAAAACTGCACTTAGAATGATAGCACTTTTTACTTTTGTCAAAAGCTTGTTAGACGCGGTTTTTGAAGCTCTTGGAAGAGAAGACAAAAAGGCAATTATTCCAAAAATTAAAAATATCGCTCAAAAAGGAGAAAATTTAAGTTCTGATGAAGTCTTGCGGCTATCTAGATCTTCAAACAAGTTTATTGTTAAAAACTATCTCTTTGACAATTTATTGACACCGACAGATTTTCCTTATGAAGCATGTTTTAATAGAGGCATAAAAGTTGTTTTTGGTTCAAAAAATCCAAATCCATCTAACGTTCAAGATGTTGCAAAACATATTCATGATACATATGACTCGCCAGGATTTTGGTTGGCTATGTCTAATTCAGCAATTAAAAAGACATTTCTTTTTGGAGAAGGAATTAGTGAAATTTTAAAAGATGGCGGAGCCGGCTCAGGATCTAAAGATGCTATAAAAAATATATTCACTGATAGTTCAGCAATAGCCAGAATAGCAAATGTTTTTGCCATGATAGGTGAAAAAAGCTTACATCATACCAACGGTCTGGATGAAGACAACTTAGACATTACTAAAAAAGTTGCAAATGCAAGAGATGTTGATTCACTTGACAATATTCCAGGCAACAGAGTTGGTAAAAGTAGAAGAAAAGGTGCTAGAAGCACTAGAAAGGGATTCTTAAACAAATTGACTGGGTTTGCATCTTCTGAGATAGGTACTGAAAAAACACTTTTTTGGGAACAGGGCGATGTTCCTTCTGCATATATTTTACCTTTAAACATATTAAGGGCAGCATCAGACTTAAACAATACAGTCACTAGAACCAATCCCGCAAGAGGAATGCTAGGAAGTCGACTAGTTAGAAATACCTATACAGGGATTGATACGGACGGAACTGCAGCGAGAATACCTGAGAGAGTTGTTAAAATTCTAGAAGACAGGCTTGATTCCGAGTATGTTCCTTTTTACATACAAGATCTTAGAACAAATGAAATCATTTCTTTTCATGCTTTCTTAAGTCAACTTACAGACACAATATCACCAAGCTTTCTTGCCACGCCCGGTTACGGTAGAATGGACCCAGTTCAAACATATCAGTCAACAACCAGAAGTTTGCAAGTGGGCTTCACAGTTTACTCAACAAACAGAGAAGACTTTGACGACATGTGGTATAAGATAAATAAATTTGTCACACTTCTTTATCCGCAGTGGACACAAGGAACACTTGTTCAGACAGGTGACCCTGATAAAATAACAGAAGGCGCGAGATTTGTTCAGCCTTTTTCTCAAAAAATTGGTGCCTCTCCTATTGTAAGACTCAGAATTGGTGATGTTGTCAAATCTAACTATTCTAGATTCGCACTAGCAAGAACTTTTGGAATTGGAGATGCTGGAGTAAAAGCAAATCCTGTCGGATATAGTGGCCCTAATGCACAGATTGCCTGGTCGGGTGTAATGGGAGAATTTATGAGAAAATGGAGAGACTTAGGAATAACAATTTTTGCTACTATTTTTGGTTCTCCTCAAGGACTTTTGCAAATTGCTTCTGATAAAACTGATTCTTCTTCCATCGCCGGAGGATTCGGACATGCAGCAGCTAATATTGGATTTGACTATGCAGCAGAAGCGCTTGCTACTATCCTTGTCAATGGATTTGCAAATCCTTTGTTGACTATCCAAACGCTAAACAGGCTTAAAGATCCTAATGTATTTGGGCAAGAAGGATTTGCTGGGCTTGGAAGTAGCGTAATGTATGTATATTTAAATCCAAATATGATTGAAGGTTATTCTAACGAAGACAATTCAAATAAGTTTTTTACTTCAAAAAGAGTATTAGGAAAAGTTAAGAAAAAAATAGACGAAGATAATTTAGGCGGCGTTAGATACGTTGTAGAAGTCTTAGACCGGTCAGATAAAGATTTATTTAAAGAATCTTTAGTTGTTAAGCACGAAGATATTTGGAATGATCCTACAGAGACATTTACAAAATCAGTTGCAGGTATAGCTTTTAGTGTTGCAGGCTTAGATTTAGTAGGAATTATTGACAGTTTTGCTTCAATAGGTAGTAAAGCAGGCGGAACTGACGGAGCTGCTTTCTTAGGAGATATTGTTTCAGATGCTGCTTCTTTATTTTTAGAAAATCCAGAGTCTATATTTATGAGGCCTGAAGTCAATCCTTACGTCAGAGCTTTTGAGTCTACTAAAGGTAGAGGTCTTGCTGGCGTTATAAAAACTGTTACTTTTAATTGGCTGGATGACTTTCCATGGGAAACAGATCATAATGCTAGAGCACCTATCGGATGCAATATTACTTTTAGTTTTGATGTTATACATGATATTCCGCCCGGTCTTGATCACACGGGTTACAATAGAGCACCACTATATAATGTGGGTGAGATTATGAAAAATGTATCAGGCGACGTATATGATGATAAATTTTCAAAATCAGAAAGAATGTTTAGAATGGGTGGCGCAACTGCTGCTGATCCTGGAACAACTGTTAAGAAGAGAGGATAATTATGTCATTTTCAAGATATACGTCAGCAGCTGGACCCTTACCTAACACAAGAACTATGAGTACAATTAACTCACTAGTGAGATCAGGAGTTAGAAATGGTACCATTGAAACAGAAAGTATTATCTTAGAAGAAGACAGAAGATTAGATCAGTTAGCAGGTCAAATATACGGAGATTCTTCTTATTGGTGGGTCATTGCAGCTGCTAGTGGTATTGGGTGGGGTTTGCAAGTTCCGGCCGGAACAATAATAAACATACCGAAAGATTTGAATACCATTTTAAGTCTAGCTTTATGAGGTAAATATGGGAAGAGAGACAGAAAATGTTGATGTTGCTTTTGAAATGATATTGCAAGCAGCAAATGAATATGAAGGATATATCTTGGGCATGCCCGAGAGTGATGTTATCACAGGAATTCTCAACGAAGTTAATGAAGAAAAAAATAGAAACTATGGAGATTCTGAAGCTAGAAAAATAAGAGACTTAATTACAAGAATTATAGACAGAACAACAGCCGCTCCTCAGCTTGATGAAATTGCCGAAACTTTAAAAAATAGGTGGGGTGACATAAATTTTTCTGGCAATTTTAGAGGAGGTCCAGCAGGACATGAAGATATTATTAGAGTTGTGCACAAAGGAGCAGGAGATGAATCTGGACAATACAGGATTAAAAAAGAATTTGCTCAAGCTGGCGAAGCTCCTGCTGGAAGCAATTTAGAAAATGAGTACTTAGAATTTAAAAATAAAGAAATGGCACACATTGTTAGGTACATAGATCCTAGAAAAGTGTCTAAAAGAGCTCCTACCGCCGAAGATCAAGCTCCTCCTGCGGCTGAAGCAACAGCTGCAAACAGCAGAGGACAAGTAGAAAGAACAATCTCTGGGACCACTGTTGCAGAAAGCGAGATTGACTTAAGTCAAATTCCTCCAGAAAGTTTTAATAACTCAAACGAATTAAGTGTGTCGTCTCCAAATCTAGGAGCAGTCATAATTAAAGATCCAAGATTTAGCTTTAGTTCAAAAAATTCAAATCATATGCCAGTATTTTTATCTGCGATTACTCCTATCGAGATGTCTAGGTGTACTCCTTATTTAGATATCAAAGTTATGTCTAGACAGCAATCGTCTTTCAATAAAATGGGAATATATAATTTTCTAAGAGTAACAGATGATCAAAAAGAAAATTCAGGTACTGCTTTTTTTAATCCTAGACCAGTTGATATAGATCCTGTAAAATCAGAAGGAGATGAGTTTTTTAATTATATGGATTTGTTTACATCTCCTCAGACAATGGTCAATGCAAATATTAATAAACAGTGGTTTGGTGAAAGAAACTATAAAAATTTTAGTAATTCCTTAAGTAATTTATTTAGTGAAAAAGGAGACAAAAGAACAGGAAAAGACTTTTTTTACTCTAGCGTAAATGATCCATTCCAACCTTTTATGACGCTATTAGGTCTAAATGTGTCAGTCTCAGGTATCGGCTATGGTCTTTTAGCAACAAAAGTTGCTTCTTTGAGAATTAAGCTACATGACAAGTCTAGAATAAAAGATTTATCTCCACTTCTGGCACCAGAAGAATTTAGTAAGACAAAATTTATTATTGAGTTCGGATGGTCACACCCAGACGGCGCCGTAACTTCAAATAATACGTTAGGACAATATTTAAATGCACTAAGAGACACAAACGTTTATCAATTGCAAGGTGCAGATTACAGCTTCGGAGATGATAACACAGTTGATATTACCTTAAGACTGGTTTGTGCCGGATTTAGTTATTTACAGTCTGTAAGTGCTGCTGCTGGAAAGCTCATATCAATTAAAAATGTTGCTAGAGAAATACAGGATACTTTAGACTTTATACTTGGCACTGGTGAAGGAAGTCTAAGTGATGATAGAATAGAAGAAATTAGAGGAACACTTAGAATATCTAATCAGGACTTTTCTAGACTGGGTAGTTTGTCTGATTTTGATAAAGTGAGCGAATTTAAGAAAAAATCAGAAGAATATAGAAAAAGTCTGCTTGCAGAAAAATTAGGAGGATTGACGGGGCTTTTAAACGTATTGCAAAATGAAATTGCTTCTCCCGAAGAAGAAGTTTTGAGAAAGATTATCGAAATAGTTTATAATTTTGAAAACAATGCTGAAACTGATTTATCTAAAATTGTTGCGCAATTAAAAAGTGGAGAAGGTAATTTTAGTTATGAAAACTTAGATGAAAAGCTTATTAACGCAGGAGATATTACTTATGCAAAATTAAGATCTCTTCCTTACGGAATAGATCCATTTCGCGGACAGGTTTCAACAAACTACATTGCGCACTTAAAAAGCTTAATGGATCCAGTAACATCTTTTATAGATGATATGCCCTTAATTGGTGTTGTTGGAGATCCTAATACTTCGTACAACTCTTTAAAGAGTAAAGACAAACATGTCTCTCTAGGTAAAATTATTAGTTCTTTTATAGGGTATCCTCTGTCTACATCACTTCAGTATGCAGAAGTTCAATTATTCTTTTATCCTGTAAATTCACACGCCGCGGCAGCATCAAAGCATACGACAGCTAGTTTACCGATTAGTTTGAAAATGTTAGAAAAAGAAATAGAAAAAAGAGTTTTGTCAAATGAGCAATCATTTAGAAATTTATCTGTACAGACGTTTTTTAACATGATTGACTCAATTGTACAAAATGAGCAACTTCCTGCTTACGGCATGTATCCGGAAAATATATCTTCTATAAATGAAAGAATAGAAGCATTTGAGAAGAAGTCTGAAGAAGAAAAGTATGCAGAAGCTACCGGAGCCGACGGATTAGGCGCAGACGTTGCTCGGCTTGAAGATGAAGCAGCGGCGGCATATGCTGAACAAACTGCAGAAGGCGGCGGAAGCGAAAGAGAAAAAGAACAATATGTTGCTGCACAAATTATCGATACTTACAGACAAAAACTACAACAGGAATTAACTAATGCTTCTAGCTCTAGAGTAAATACAATTTATGATGCTGAAACACCTAGTACCGGCGACCAGCCTGTTAAAGCTGCCTACTTAGATAGAGATAAGTTTAAACATATTAATCTATCAATGTTTTTCGAAACTGTTCCAGCAAAGCAAAAAAGTAAAATGGGAGATTCTAATGATCCTCCTAAAAAAAGAATAATTGACTTTTATAAAAGTAAAAAAGATGACAGAAGAGAAGTAACTGCAAGAGGTATTGATCATAAAAACAGCATATTAAGAATACACATTTATGATGAAAATGCAACAATGAATCCAGACTTAGGATATTTCGGTTCAGGATTTTCAAATACAAATGGTCAACCTACTTCTAATGTAATATTAGACAACTTGCTTTCTTATTCATATGTAAAAGATCTTCTTATGACTTATCACCCAACAATAATACACGGATCTTCTACAGGAGTAATCAATAATATAAGAGTTTCTGGTAATACAACAGGCCAACATGCTAATATATTGATTGCTGAAAGTTATCTCGAGTTAAACAATAAAAAAGATGACAAAGATATTGGTGACAGCGGGTTTGATGAAACTGTTTTTCTTCCTACAACTGTTAGTTTAGAAATGATGGGTTTTCCGATGTTAGCAAGAGGCCAGCAAATTTTTATAGATTTTGGAACTCAGACAAGCTTGGATAACTTGTATTCAGTAAAGTCTATAGAGCATTCAATACAAGCAGGTATATTTAAAACAACAGCAACTTTACAAGCAACTAATCAAATGATTGTCACAGCTTATAGAGACAGACTGAAGACTATGGTTGCAAGAGCAATTGACAAAGGAAATGTGTAAATTTTAAAATTCATTATAATAATTTATGCATGCTTCAAAATTTTAAAAAAGTTAATATTTCAAATTTAATAATTGATCCTTCGTTTGACTATCTATCTGGTCAGAAGATTGTTTCTTTAAATTCAGATGGGATCGATATATCAATAGCATCTTTAAACATGATAAGAAATATAAGTCATTTAGATTCTATTAAAAGTATTTTTGAAACTAATTTTAAAATTTGCGATGTTTTAAATTTAAATAATAATGATAAAGTAAATTGGAAGTACTTGATAGGAAAAGAGTCATGCTTGAGTTATGCTTGCAATCTAAAAAAAGAAATATTATTTTCCAAAGATATTATTACTACTTATCATACAGAAATATTTTATAAAAGAAAGATGTTATATAACAATCTTAGCCAAATCTTAGATAAAGATAAAAATATTTTAGAAGCCCCTGTTTATGATCATTCAGGCGTCTCAGGAAGAACTAGTATAAAGTCAGGTTTTAATTTTCTAACTTCCTCCAAAGACTTTAGAAAGACTTGTCAATCTAAGATTGATGGAAATATGCTTGTAAGTGTTGACTTTAAGTCTTGCGAGCCTAATCTTTATTTGAGATCGATCGGAAAAAATATTCCAAATTCAGACGTTTACAAGTATCTAGTCGAAGAGTTAAATATAAAAGTTGAAGAAAGAGAGAAACTAAAAAGAGGAATATTGTCAGTACTATATGGAGCATCAGATGAAACAGCAAGTAGAATATTGGGAGGAGATAAAAATACTTTAAATAAGATAAAAGAATTTTTTGAGATCGAAAAATGGACGAAAGAGTTACAAAAAGAGTTTGATGAGAAAAAATATATTTTTAACATGTATGGAAGACCAATATTTTCAGATAAAAGTATTTTAAATAAATGGATTCAGTCTTCAGCAGTTGACTTTTGCAGTTTAGCATTTTTAAATTTAGTAGAAGAGCATGATTTAAAAGTTGCCTATCTTGTCCATGATGACATGGTTATTGACTGTACCAAAGATAAGTTTGAAAAAATTAAAAACATAAAAGCATTGCTAGATCCTTATGCTAATATTTCTCTTCCTGTAGAAGTTACTGTTTTAAGTGCATAATTATTCTGTGAAAAAAGACAAACTAAAAGAGTATTATGGAACACAACGACCGTCTTTTGCTGGAGGCCCTGGAGCAGGAAGCAATTTCTATAGCGGAAGAGATCTTGGTTTTCATTCACGAGGTAGTTTAGGCACAAGAGGCGCCGACTCAAATTTTTCGAGGATAACAATGCAGAGAATAGTACCAGAAGATCTGTACGAAGAAGAAATAGAGATAGACGAAGATTACGAAGTCGAAAATTCTAGATATTCTCTAGAAGAAACTTTAGAATTAATCAAAGAATGGACGGAAGGCCCAGATGGAGTTTTGGATCCAGAACCTGGAGATATCGTACCTGTCAATTCAGAAAACGAGTCTTCTTCAACATCATTGGCACTTATATCTAAGTCTGAAGACTCAGCTCAAGAGCTAATAGGCGACATATTTTTAGATACTAAACAAATAGCTGATATTACTAGTATTGCGTACACTATTGGAAAATCTAAAAGTAAAAGTGAAATAGCTGCAAATGTTGCCGCTTTGTTTACACGCGGGGGCAGAGTCGCCGGCGGAGCTGCTGCTAGAAAAATTCCTGTCCTAGCTGATGTTATGTCAATATTTGATTTTTTTAAGTCTTGGTATGATATTGTCTCAAGTGCAAGCAAAATAAAAGAGATGGATAAAGATTTTAAAAAGATGCTTAAGACAACATCTATGAAAGAAATGGTTAGAAAAAGAGAACATTACATAGATTTGTTTATTGATGGTATCAAGGCTGTAGAGAAAGAGCAAAAAATAATATATGAAGATATCGGAGAAATGCTAGAAAATTTAATAGAAGTTCTTTCACCATTAGACTATTTTGCTGCTATACTCGGCACCGCAGGAACACCAGCAGGAACAGTTGCAGCAGGTGTGGCAGCAAAAACATTAGAAGGCGCAACAGCTTCTGTTATAGGTGAAGTATTAGAAAAAGCAATTAAAGAAATGACACAGTCGTTTGAAATAGACGCTGACGGAGATCAGTTTTTGACTTGGCTTAAACAAAATAGAGATCCTAGTTCAAGAGGTTTAAGATTTTTAGTGTGGTTTCTTGGAATTTTTAATATGATCCCGGGCTCTGGACTTTTTACTCTAGGCTTTTCAGGTGTATTTGAAGGTCTTTTGAGAGGTGCAAAACTACAAAATACTCTGATGCAAAAAATTACAATGCTTAAAAATCCTGACATTATACCCGCAGAAGACTTAGAAGATTCAGAATCTTTGACATCATCAGCTGCAGATGCCGTAGTTAAAGCTTTCTTTAGTCCCACAGGATCATCTTCAGGAATATTTAGCAATGTTTTTAACGAGTCTCTAGAAAAAAGATCACTTATTTATCTAATAGAAGAAAAAGACCCCGAACTCTCAGAAGAAGCCGAAGAAGATGTAAATGAAATATCCGGAGCCGGTGCAGCTGCAGGATTTACTTTACCGCTAGGCGCTTCTCCAGAAAGTGATAGTGGGCAAAGAAGTAGTCACTCAGGTGGCACTGCTTTCCCATACGGTAAGAAAACACAGCGAAGAAGAAAAGAATTTGCTAGAAAAACGTTTGGTGGAAAATAATTTTGTAAACTTGCCTACTTCTTACGTATAATGCTTAAGCAATTAAACATTGCACATTACAAATTGCACATTATATAAAGGAGATAAAAATGGCAGTTGATTTTGACGCGATTAGAGCAAAGCTAGCCCGTTTGAGCGGCGCAAACACAAACCGTAACGTAACTTGGAAGCCAACTGAAGGTGAAGAACACACAGTTCGTCTTATTGCATTCCCCGATAATGACGGGCAACCTTTCAAGGAAATTCAGTGGTATTACAATATTCCAGGAGCTCGAGGCATCGTAGCACCTTTTCAGTTCGGAAAGAAAGATCCTGTACAGGAGCTTATTTCTAAGCTTCGTGAAGAAGGTTCAAAAGAGTCTTACGAGATGGCAAAGAATCTTTATCCTTCAATGCGTACATACGCTGCTGTTATCGTCCGCGGACAAGAAGATGAAGGCGTAAAGATTTGGTCTTTTGGAAAGACAGTTTACCAGAAGCTTCTTTCTATCATGCTTGATGAAGATTACGGTGATATTACTGATCCTCTCGAGGGGCGCGATGTCAAGGTTGTCTGCACTAAGCCTCCGGGCAAGAAGTACGCTATGACTGACGTCATGCCACGTGGTAAGTCTACTAAGCTTTCTACAAACAGCAAGCAGACCAAAGAGTGGTTAGACAATATGCCTGCGGTTGAAGATCTTTACACACTTAAGTCTTATGATGAACTATCTGGAATTCTTGAGCGCTGGATCAATGGCGACGATGAATCAGTCTCTAGTGAGGGTACAGAACACCCAACTTCTACTGCTTCTTCGTCAGATAATGACACTTCTTCTGGAAACTACGACAGTCTTGACGATGCATTTGCTGACTTGATGGACTGATTAGCTTAATAAGCGCTTAAACTTGGCGAGCAAGAAATTGCTCGCCATTTTTGTGTAAATAGTCAACAAGCTGTGTAGACTTTATAAGAAAGGAGTAGATATGAAAAACGATGATGATTTTACCAAAGACTTAATTAAGTCTTTAAATAAAGAGCAAGGCTCTAGAGTAGCCTACAACCTATCCGAAGACGAAAGCCCTACACATGTTAAGCGATGGATTAGTACTGGTTCAAGGATGCTTGACTGGATTTGTGCTAATAGAAAAAATGGAGGGTTTCCAGAAGGTAGAATTGTAGAAATATTTGGTCCACCGAGTATTGGTAAGTCACATATTGCTACACAAATTGCAAGAAGTACCCAAAAGATGGGAGGAATTGTCGTTTATATCGATACTGAAAATGCCACTTCAGTAGAAAATCTTCAGATGCTGGGTGTAGACGTATCTAAGCGATTTGTTTATGTTGATACTCACTGTACTGAAGAAGTTTTGTCAATTGCAGAAAAGACTATTCTTAAAGCAAAAGCTCTTGATAAAGATGTTCCTGTAACAGTCATTTGGGATTCTGTTGCAGCATCTTCACCTAAAGCAGAACTCTTAGGCGACTATGACAAAGAAAGCATTGGGTTGCAAGCAAGAGCTATTTCTAAGGGTATGCGTAAAATTACAGGTGTAATTGGTCAAACTAACAGCTTGTTTGTAATTCTTAATCAAATTAGAACAAAAGTAGGAGTTATGTATGGAGATCCTGATACTACACCCGGGGGTAAGGCAATCCCTTTTCACTCATCTATACGAATCAAACTGGGTGCAGGACAGCAAATCAAAGACGGAGATGATGTCATTGGTATTCAAGTTTGGGCGAAGACTGTTAAGAATAAGGTAGCTCCTCCGTTTAGAAAGTCTCACTTTCAGATTCACTTTGGAAAAGGTATTGTTGAACACGAAGAGCTTTTTGATTTGCTTAGAAAACATTGCAAGGAAAATGATGTTATCAAAGACAATATTATGTACAAAATTGATGGCGGTGGTGCTTGGAAAGCTATTAGTATGACCGACACAAATACTGGAGAAATCATTGCAGAAAAGAAGTTTTACAAAACAAACTTTAATGAAATCATTGAGTGTGAAGAGTGGACTGACGCAGTAGATATTTTAACTGAAGCTGCTATGGAAAAGAAGTTAGGGTCTATTGAAGGTGTTGATATTGACTCTGAGTCCTATGAAGAAGTTCAAGCTTTGGCCCAAGAATTAGAAATGGACCTAGATGTAGATGTATAAAAATAGAGTCATACTTGTAGATGGATTAAATCTGTTTACAAGGCACTTTATGGCAAATCCTGCAATGTCTGAAAACGGCGAGCACGTTGGAGGAATTGTAGGATTTTTTAATGCTATGATGCGTCTTGTAGAAAAATGCAAACC